CACTCTCACCTAAAGAGCCACAAGCAAAACCATCAGCAAGGTCTAAATCTACAGGCTTTGATGATATGCCAGACGATATGCCATTCTAATATTCGGGGGGAAAGCGGATGCCATGCGACAGAAATGTTGGCTTCAACTTGGTGCAGCGAGTACCCCCACCACAATTCAACAGGAGTTAATGATGGACTATAAGAAAATATTTAAGACGATGTTCCCAATTGGTGAGTTTCCACGAGTTAGAAGCTCAGATCCAGTAACATCTTTTGAGGCCGCAGACCAGATTAAAGAATCTGCTAAACAACATCACCAGGTCATTCTAGAGTGCCTAAGAACACATGGTGCGCTTGGCAAAGATGGCATAGCTGCATTGACAGACCTAGATGGTAATCAAGTCGCTAGACGCTTAAGCGAAATGAAAGTATTAGGTCTTATCCAATTAACTGGAAAAACAGTTAAATCAAACTCAGGACGCAACGAAAGAGAGTGGTCAATATGAGTTATGCAGATTTAGAAATGAAGGTTGTGCAGTGGGGTGAGGCTCGTGGCATCGTCCAGAACAGCACAGCATTTGCTCAAGCACTCAAAACTAAAGAAGAATTAGATGAGTTGTTTGACGCTATCAACAATGAAGATAGAGAGGCCATAAAGGATGCCTATGGAGACATCTTGGTGACCCTTATCTTGGGTTGTGCTTGTATTGACCTTGATCTCGTAAGTTGCTTAAAAGGTGCTTATTTAGAAATCAAGGACCGCAAAGGATATCTCAATGAATATGGGATATTTGTTAAGCAGTCAGAACCTGCATAGCGTGATTTATGTGTTTAATCCTGTCGTCTAGACCAATAAAACCGCCATTGATCTTCTTGGTCATGGTTTTATAGTCACGAACATCTGCAAATTGGTTGAGTTTCTGGGTATTCCAGAACCAACCAGCAGTGAGAGCCGCATACATTGGAGTTGCAACCAAATCAGGCTCCATCACAAAGTCCACCCCTAGAGCTTGCCCTGCATGGTAGTAGTTAGCATGGCCTGTCAACTGGATGCAACCCCTGCCTCTGAAACGATATCCATCACCAGAGGCTTCATCCCTGTTGCCCATACGTGAGCTGTAAACAGTATTGGCAATAGCCTTTGGATTACGAGCGCACATCTGTGCTTTAGTTGAATCAAAGCGTTTAGGCCATAACTTCTGTAGAGCCTCTGCACGATAGTTCAAGTTTTCTTCTAAGATCTTAAAATTACCGCACTCATGGCTACATTGACCAATAAACGATGCTTGGCGAACTGGAGTGCTAATATCAAAACGCTCAAAAGTTGCGTTCAAAGCATCAACCCATTGCTCACCAATGTGTAGCTTTGCAAGTTGTTCTTTATTTACCATTTAACAAATTCCTTACATCGTTATAAGCATCTATACAGGCATTTAGTTGGGCAGTGTTTCTATCACCCTGGGCAACTATTTCTGCGATGGCTTGGAGGGTTGCTCGCTCGGCATCAGAAGCTTGGTCAGCCTGTCTGTCAGGTTCACTTCTTGTTTCTGGATTTGTGGGGGCAGCGGGGGTACTTGCGGGGGCTTGTACACAACTTGGGGCGCTGATCCGCACCCTACCAGCACGAATGGCAGCATCCAAAGCACTTTGTTTTTGATTGACAACATTTGTAGTCTCCTGAAGTTTGGTAGCAGTAGAGTTAATTTGCTCAGTAAGTTTTAGTTCAGTTTTACGAGATTCCTCATTCTTCCGAGCAATCTCAATCTGCATTTCAGCATCACGATCTGACCAACCGAAATGGTATCCACCACGATATGTACCAAATAAGATCACGAATGACCCAACCAGTAGCCAAGGAAGTGGTATGCCAAACATTAGTCAACCTCTTTTCTTGCCATAGCTAAATGCTCACGATATTCATTGTCTTCCATGTGATCTGGAGGAGTGCTTGGCGGTGGCGGTGGAGTCCAAGATTCATCCAACTCAGGATTAACCCACTTAGGAAGGTCACTGGAAGGCGCTGTCCATGTATAAGTTGGTTGTTGACCAGAAACGCTTGTAACGCTCGTTTGTGGTGAGCAGGTAGGTTGTGTTGTACTGGGTGGATTTGAAGGCTTGATGGCGTTATTAACCGCTCCTACAGCCCTTTTGGACATAACTCCACCAATTCCACCAACAATCAGCAGAACAATGTCGTTCAACATCTTGGTATACGCTTGGTCAATAGGAGCCATTGACTTAATTGGTTGTGTCACAAAGGTGACAGAGTACAAAAGTGCAATAACAATAAAACACAAGATCAGGGTGACTATGACAACCACAAAGCCCCAAACTCGTACTTCAATGTCTTCAGGGGTTAGGTTTTTCTGATTGGACATCATTAACTTTTTTCTCCAAGATTGGTGCTACCAGATATTCTGGACACATTTGAGTAAATAGACACTTAGGCTTCTGACATTGCTCTAAGTGAAAGTTGTCTGGGTTCTGGCATGGGTATCGATAAACATCTTTGCATCCAGTTAAAAGTAACACTAAAAACAGATATCTCATGCCATCACATCCACTTGTGAAGCCTTAACCCATTGAGTCTTAATCTCTTGGGCTTTTTGTTGGTGTTGGACTTGATGATTCAACTCAGCCAACCTTTGCATATTCTGTTGGTGGATCACCCTATGAGCCTCCCATAGCATACGAGCGTTCTCTTGATAAGTGGTAATTTTCATAACCCAATCTTTCCAAGTAAAAGGTTAACAATCTTGTCTGACAAGTCATCAGGCAAGAACCTCAAGAATCCTAGAAACCACCAAGCAACACACCCATAGCAGAACACCCTGCAAAACAAGTCGAATTGCTTCTGGTACTCGTTCATCTACCACAACCACCCTTTGGACATAGGCTCATCAACTCATTTATACCAATAAAGACCAGTAGTAGAACAAAAGCAATACCGCCAATAATCATAGCAATCTCTTGCATTTCCTCTTCTTTGGCCTTGGCCTTCTTTTCCTCGGCTCTCAATGCTGCCACCTCTTTGGCATCATCTCTATCCATCTCAGCTTGTCTAGCTTTGATCTTGTTCCAGACATCTATCTTGCCTGTTTGCATGAACAACATCTTTAATTCTTCTTCAAAGGCTCTGGCTTGCTCTAGTGCCATCTCAATCTGAAGAGCGGCTCCCATGTTTGAGCCTTTCTTCTCCCTCTTGGCTTGAAGCATAGCCTTTGTTGCTTGACTCTTAGCGTCAAACATCTTGCCAATCATGGGGGCAAGACCACCTAAATCGTTGGCTACCTTACTAGCCTTCTTAACCATTGAAATGGCACTCTGTAGGCCATTTAAAGCTGTGATTGGATCAATCATTTCTTCTCTACCTTTTTCCATTCAATACAGTAGACCCTGCGGTTGTAAACATCTCCAACCCAAGTCCACTTAACACACCTGTATTCAATAGATACAGCCAGTAAAAAACTAATCATATCCAAGCCCAAATTATTATGGATAAACTCCAAATGACAAGGGCAACCATACTGACTGCCGCAATGAATGCAAGCAGCCAGTCTTTCATGTTATCTAAACAGGTCTAAAAGACCCTTAATAGGTTTCTGTGGAACAAATTGATCTGGGTTATTTACAGATTCATTCATTGCTTGACCCATTGCTGTTCCCATACCGCCAGCTCCTTGTAATTGTTCACCAAGTAAGAATCGAGTTCCAGTTTGGCTAGAAAGTGCATTAGCTAATCTGTTTGCACCTACTGGCACAGCGGCAGCAGATGCGGCACTAATTAATCCAGTGCCAAATCCACCCATCCCTAAACCTTCAGCAATCTGACCACCGAGGCCAAAACCACCTGCAATACCACTTCCACCCGCTACATAAGGCAATAGTGCTGCACCAGTTGCAGGTGCTACCTTTGGTGTAACAGCACCACGAGTTGTATCAACAATGTCTCTCAACAAAGTTATTTCATCTAAAAGTGCAGGGTTATCTGCAAATGCAACACGTTGTGCAGTTGGACTATCTGGTCTGCCAAGATTCAAAGTTCTTGTAAATGCAGGTGCTGAGAAACCAGTAGCCGCATCAGGATTAATAGCTCTGTTTCTAGCTTCATTCAAGATAGAGTATTGAGCCGCTTGTTTACCAGTTGGTGACATCAAGCTAAAAGCAAGTTCTGCCGTTGCAGGATTCTTGTCAAAACTAAAGTTTTGCGCTACCAAATCAATATCATTTTGTGGTGTCTTGCTAGATACAAGCTTGTAGATGTTTGAATCTTGTCTAAAAGGCAAAACAGTCTCTTTAAATTGAGCCATTGCCTTTTGGTGTTGTGCGCCAGCAGGTGTGGTCAATGGAAGACCATCAGGACCAAATCCAGGCGTTGCCCATACATCCACATCATCAGCTAAACCTTTGTATAGTTGATTTATTGAATTTAACTGTTTCTCGCTATAAGAGCCAGGCACAAGACCCTTACGAACACGTTCCATTTCAGAAAAAACTGTAGATTGCAAATCACGCAATTCTCTGTAAGAACCACCGCCATTTTGAATCAATGTATTTAGCTTCTCAATAGTTTTTTCAATGACAGGAGTCTGAGAAGTAGATGGAAATTGATTGATAACATCAATTGTTGCTTGGTTTGTATTACGCAACGGGATGATGTCATTACCAGCCAACGCCTCTGCTTGCTTAAATTCAGGGCTTACATTTGATTTAGCAGTTTGATATTGTTTACGTAAGTCGTCAGCAATAATCTTCTTCTCGCCACCTTCAGACATTCTTGATGGCTTAAGATTTTCAGTAGTTTTTTCAATTAACTTTTTAACTTGATCTGCTTTTGTTTGATTTGATGATTCTTTTGAAAAACCCAATTGACGCAATTTGTCAATAGTCCCTGCACCTGGGCCACCAACATCACCAACATCTACATTAACACCACGTTGGCGAGCAGATTCAATAAGTTGTCCTGATACTGGTTCACGATAACGTGTGCCTGTTGGAACATTACCCGCTCTAGCGGCAACAGCACTAGCAGGTAAACCTGCCGCCAAGTTAATACCAAGCAATGCCAATGGGTTATTGATATCAAACTGACTACGAGCAGTTTCAGCAGCTCCAGTACCAACAGTAGCACCTGCCACTTGAGCAACAGGTTGAGCCGCTAAACCCTGACCAACTGCCTGAGTAGTCGCTCTTCCAGATTGTTGCAATATACCGCCAAGACCACCAGTTGCAGGGATACCTGCTACCGCACGAGTCACATTACCAATCCCACGTTCAAAGTTTGTCTGTGGTTGTGGCAAACCAAGCATGGTTGCAATGTTTGACATGGACTGACTAGGAGTACCAAGTTGACTACCAGTAGCCCTGTTAATCAACATATTCAAAGGTGTGCCAACAATGTCAGCAACCTGACCAATACCCTCTAAACCATAGCGAGCAGTTAAGCCTACCTGACGGGCAACAGAGTCTTGATTCTGTCTTACAGGTGCTTTGGGGACTATTTGTTGTCCAAGTTGAGATGGATCAACATCACGATATCCAACATTTTGTTGTTGTTCTTGTGTAGCCATGCCTCTCAGATCAATTTTGGGTGTTGCTTGACCAAGCATAGATGGGTCAATATCACGAAAAGTAGCCATGTTTGTACCTACAACTTTCTGTACGTAGTTTTGCGTTTCTTTGAATGGAGGAACACCACCATACTTCTCAACATTGCTAGGTCCTGCGTTATAAGCGGCAGCAACCAATGTAGGATCTTGAAATCTTTGTGTTAACTGGCCTAGATATTTAACACCACCTCTGATGTTATCTTTCCAATCCATTCGATTAACGCCAAGATCTTTAGCAGTTGCACTCATCAACTGCATAGGTCCATAAGCACGATCATTAAATCTTGTTTTAGGACCTATAGCGTTAAACGAACCACCAGACTCAGTTTCTACAATCTTTTGCACCAAAGAAAAAGGAACGCCTTGCCTTTCGGCTTCTTGCCTAGCAAACTCGTAAACTTGTTCTTTGGTAGCCATTAGTCATAAACCCTGAAAACGCCATTTGGCAATTGATAAGCAGTTTTACCTCTGTCAGGACCACTTGTCACAGGGAAACTAGGCAAATACTTACGCAATTTAGGATCTTCAAAAATTGATGCACTACCTTGTGGAGTTTGTGACCATTTCTCAACCACATCAGGCACAGGATTCTTGGTTACATAGTTGTAATAATCCTTCTTGCGCTGATTTGCAACCCTAGTAACATCTAAGTAATATTGGACAGCTTCTTTAGGATTTGTAATTTGTGGTCCACGAGATGCACTAAATTGAATATCTTTATCAGAAGTTGCACCAACTAAATCTTGGATGTTGGCAGAAGCTACATCAGCAACAGATTGCAAGAACAAAGGGGAATCAACTGCCACTGCTTTTGCTCTTTCACCACCAATGCCCAAGCCACTTGCAATAGCCGCAGCTTCAGACTTAAATGCCGCAAACTTACCTGGCTCAAACGCACCACGATTGATAATGTTTTGCAGGTTTTGCAAACTTGCATCAGAGCTTGAAGCCGCTTGGAATCCTTTAAAAGCCGCTTCTCTGATTGGCTTGTAACCTTCAAAAGCTTGAACTTCAGAAGGAGACAGTGCTGTTGGTTGACCTAATGCTTGTGCTTCAGTAACACGCTGTGTTCGGCCTGTACCTGGTACAACAACATTAGTAGGTGTTGTTTGTAAAGAAGCTTGTCCTTCTCCAAATCGCTTGTCAAAACCTAACTGTTGAGTAACTGAGCGCATACCTGGCAACAGATTTGTTTGCATTAATCCTGCATCATTAAAACTTAGTTGCGCTCCTACTGGCACTTCAGGCAATGTAGTACCAACTTTTGCTTGTAATGCTCCTGCAACTGGTTTAGCTTCAAATTGACCAGTTCTACTGTTGTATTGAGTTTGAATTAAATCTCTTTGTTGTGGCAAAGAACCAATAATATTTCCTTGGTTGTCAACACGCAAACCATCAACAAATGTCGGTTGCATTGCTTTCAATGTTTCACGAATTTGTGGTTGTGCAGGATTACCAGACAAGCGCAATGAGTCTGCCAATGCCCTGTTGAAATCAATAGGTGCATTCAAAATGTCTATTTGGTTTTGACCTGCGGCAACAGTAGGACCACGGCCTCCTGCCGCTAATGCTCGTTGACCTGCTTGCATAGGAGTTGGAGCATATTGCTCTAAGAAACTACCAACTTCACCACGCTGACGTTGTTTCTCTTTCATCTCAGAGATAGCTTTTTGACCACTAATGTACTGATCAGGTACAGACATAGCAGACCTTAAGCCCATTGCAGGATCATTGCTTAACAAAGAACCTAACAAGAACTGAGTTGTAGCTTGCTTTTGCAAACTTTCTTTCTCAGTATCACTAAGACCAGTAAGTGCCGCATCAGACAGCAAACCAAAATTGAAAGCCATATAAACTCCTTAAAGACCAAGCACACCAAGCAAACCTTGGCGTGAACCAGAAGTTGTTTGCATTCCAGATCCACCACCAATGTTGAGTCCCAACGCCTGATTGATAATCTGTTGTTGTTCCAAAGGCAGATTGCGGATTGCATCCAATTGCTGTTGTGTGTACTGCTGTTGGAATTGACCTTGAGCCGCCAAGTTCTGAGCGCCTTGGAAGCCCATCTGTTGAGCATTCTGAGCAATACCTGCCATTTGACCTGCGGCAGCTAAGTTCTGCTGATTACCCGCTAAACCTGCTTGTTGGTTAGCCAAGTTTGCTTGCAAGAAGTTTTGCTGATTAGCCAAACCTGCTTGTTGTGTCAAACCTGCTTGTTGAGCATTAGCCGCATTGATTGCCGCTTGGTTAGCCAAACCTGCCTGATTAAATGCAGAAGCTCCAAACTGACCTGCTTGATTCAAAGCACCCATGTTTGCCAAGTTGGTTGCTTGTTGATTGCCCGCATTGAACTGAGCCATCTGATTTTGAGCGGCAGCGTTCTGAGCAGCAATAGTGTTTTGAGCGCCAGCACCAAACTGAGCGGCTTGATTGGCAGCGGCCTGAGTTGACAAACCTGCTTGCTGAAGTTGTTGGGCATTAAACTGAGCCATTTGGTTCTGTGCCGCTTGGTTTGACAAGTCTGCGACATTACCTGCTTGAGCGCCAAACTGAGCCGCCTGATTAGCCGCAGCTTGAGAGGCCAATCCTGCTTGTTGGAGGTTACCAACATTGAATTGTGCCATCTGATTTTGAGCCGCTTGGTTAGCCAGATTAGCTTGCTGTTGAGCTTGCATATTAGCTTGACCAGTAGTGACATCAACACCTTGATTAGCCAATGCTGCACGTAGACTTGCATCTTGGTTAGCCAAACCAAACTGACCAGACAGAGCCAAAGCCTGTTGGGTAGTGGCGGCATCTTGTGCTTGGTTAAGTTGTTGAGCTTGCATAGCCCTAGACAAATCAGCCTCAGAAGCTTGTTGTGCGGCTTGGAAAGCGGCAGCATTCTGTTGGGCAACCAACCGAGCGGCATTCTCACCAAAAGCTCGATTAGTTTCTGCTTCAGCAACACCTTGGCGTGAACCACCAAAGGCTTTAGCCGCAGTAGCACTAGCAGCAGTCTGTTGTTGTTGCAATTGTCTAGAACGCTCTAGATCTCTCAAAGATTGATTTGTGACTTCTTCAGTATAAGGATTCATGTACTGCTGAACATTCTGGTTTAAGAATGAACCTGCCTGTACATCACGAATATTCTGACGAGCTTGTGGAGCAATCTGACCCAGAGCAGTAGAGGCTACTTGTTGACCAGAAACACCTGCCGCACCAACTTCACGAACAGTATCTCTATTCATTTGAGCTGCAAGAGCCTGTGCTGAAGGACCTGCTTGTTGTCCAGTAAATCCTAATGAGGTATAACCTTGACCCCTAGCAGTAGCGGTAGGACCTGCCTGTTGACCAGTAAAACCAAGAGACTGATAACCAGTGGCTTGTGCTTGTGTAGCAGGACCAGCAGAAGCTGATTGAGCCGTAGCAGGGTTATAGCCTGTCTGAGCCGCCATAGCAGATGGAGCTACTTGAGCACCACCAAATTGCTGTGCTTGTACATTCTGAGGTTGATAGTTTGCCGCTCTGTTGGCGACATCAAATGAAGCACCAATACCTTGGAATATGGCATTGTTTGGATTAGCAAAGTCTCTGGTTAACTGAGTTGCACGTGCTTGATCTTGGTTGTATCCCGCAAACTGGCGAGGAGCTAATTCTCCCGCAACATCTCTAGATGTTTGCACATTTTGCAAGTAAGCGTCACGCAATGCAGGATCAAGCTGCGCTGTTTGTTGACTAGAACCACCAGACATAATTACACCTCCGTAGAAAGCCAATAATGTGTTGGCTTCATGTTAAATTTAGATACAAAAGTTCTTGACCAACCCCTACGTCCTGTCAGGGTGATTTTTTGGCATCCCATGTCTTCAGCGAACTTCTGAATACGGGGGGTGATGGTTTCTAGATCTGCTAGATCACCTGCCGCTAAAAATATGTGCAATACCCTCATTCTTGGGAATATCTGCACTTGAGTGACTACTGCGCTGTTATCACTTGTCCATAATTGCATCGTACTACTGTCAATACAGTCGGCTACATCTTGCATATTATGCGTATTATCGTATTCTAAAGCAGGTTCTAAAATTTTCTCTACTTTTTTAAAATATACAGCCCATAGTGGTAGTTCACCATCTACTTTATATTTTTCGTAGTCAATCATCTCAAACTGCCAGGTTTCCCATCAAATCTGATAACTCCAACTCGCCAATCTGTTAAAGCAACAGCTTCAATCTTTACTGCAATCTGTCTACCAGTTAAACGAACTGATGTAGGTGAAGACAAGGTATATGGACCATGCGTGTATTTAGTAGCATTTGGGTAGAACTTAGTACTAAAACTAGCCCTAACATCACCTGCAGTCTTCTCATCAGGAACTAATCCTGTAAGACTCATTACCCTGTCGCCATTACCTAATTCAACTGGTCCTGACTCAGCAAATAGTGTCTGTGAATCATAGTTGTTGCCAACCTCATGCTCGTAGACATATCCATCTGAAGATACCAGAATAGGATTGCTGAAAATACCTCTGTCTGTACCGCAAGTACGATCCAAAGTGCCAATAGCCCAGTGATTCTCACGATAGTTATAGGTCACATAGGAATCTACCTCGTTGGTAGACACACTTGGGTAATACCACCAAATCTCACCAAATGCTGAGTTATGGACACAATAAATCTTAGATGCTTGGGTAGTGTTCAGGTTGCTAAAAACAAAGTCAGAGACATCCGATACCAAAGGTTTGACAAAACCATCATAGATCCAGAATCCTGACCCTGACATCCAAATACAGGCATTGTCAGTAGCCGCTACCGATTGTTTGGAGATAACTCCACAACCAGTGCCAACACGCTCAAAACTGTAAATAAAGGGTGGGCCAATATAAGTGGCAGTATGGACATCCACATCTGTAAATAGAATGGTAGTACCCCGAACACGCTTGGCACACTGTAAAGAGCCAACAGTGGTTAATTCAAAGTCACCTGCTTGGTTAGTTGCGGCAGGAGTCCAAGTTGTATTGTTCTCTTGGTCACACCACTGAACTTTTCTAGGATTACCACCTGCACCCAAGGCAAACAAGAATCGCTCTTGGGTAACAATCAGCCCTGTACAACTTGTAGGAGCATTTGTGATGGCGGCAGCGTCATTGGCTGTATTTAACTGCCATTCAAGCAGTTTTCCGTCCTTAGATGAGCAAGCAACCAGATATTCACCCCATGTGTCCATAGACCATGTAGTGGCAGGAGTTACAGATCCTAAATCTGGTCTAGCAACACCATAAGCAAAACTGCCATAAGTACTGTAACCATAGCCAATCTTCTGTACGGCATTTGCATCACCAGTAGTGAAGGATGCAGGGGTTATGTCTGTCAGAGTGTTTGTTTCGCTCAGAACATACAGATTTGTATGAGTTCCAATACCAATTCTGCGGTTGTTTGAGTTGTCTCGCCAGTTAATCAAACCCCTAGCTTTACCAGATAACTGGGTTGTGGTGCGTTTTCTCCATCCACCGACAGGGCGAATAGTACCCTCAAACCAACGAACTAGGTTAGAACTATTCCAACGTCCTTTAGCCTGATACTCTGTACCATTCTTGAATACACCTGGAGGAATTTGGAGCGGAATGTAGGCCATACTTTGTCAATCAGGTAGGTTAGAAACAAAGCTCATTGTAGCAATAACGCTAGGAACTGCGGGTCTCGTTGGGCTTGTGCTAGTCCCAAAAGCTTCAATAGATACACCAACGTCAGCAGTTCTCCACACAATCTCAACGTAATCATTAGCAGCCATGTCAACAAAGAAATTCAATGCAGCAATCATATGACTAGGATCACCTGAACTTTTCCTTGGTGGAGGGTGAAATCTGCTGTTTGAGTTGTCAATGTTTGTCCCATTCTTGCGAAACCAAACATCCACATCCTGACCATCATTTGTGGTGTTTTTAAACTGAATGGAAAACTGTAAATTGTAAAGACCTGGGTTACTTACGTTTAATCTTGAAGAATTAGATAAAGTTACACCATTAGAGAAATCTGTTGTGTTAAATGTAATCGCATAGGCAACAGTTGTACTAGCGGCAGTTTGGTCTGTAGAGTCTTGAAACGCACCATAAGGAAAGTTGATGTACTTGCCACCAACTCTAGCAGTTAAGGCTTGAACAGCGTTAAGTAGCTTAATAAAAAACAACCTCAATGTGCCATTATTCTGGTTCTGTACTTCTTGAGAGTAAGCAACACCAGAAGTTCCCAAATTAGGAACTGGTGGTACATCTAGTTGTTTCTGACTAGACATTACTTTTTAATCCAAGTTTGCCAAACAGCACCTGCTGCCAAGATCAAACCACCAACCCATAAAACAGGTTGAGCAATAGAAGCTATCCAATTCAGAACCTTGACAGCACCTTTAGCCGCTTCAATAGCGCCTACTAGATCACTGGTGTTTTTATCAATGGTATCTACTTTGGCTTCAACTGCTAAAAGTCGGTTATAGATTTGCTCGTGGCTGACATCGCTCATTACTGCTCCACAGTATTTAGTGCTGTTTTTAGTAGACCAAAGAAAGCATCTCTGCCTACTTGAAGTTGGTCAACATTAAATTTTGCTGAGTTAAGTTTTCTGTCTAAGTCAACAACATGATTCAGCAATGTCTGCTGTTCAGGTGTCATGTCTTCAAACTGATACTCAACGCCATCGATTGTCACAGGGTTTGTTTTTTTCTCGCCCATGATTTTCTCCTAGTGTGCCATCAAGATCGAGTGATGGCTTCTCGTTTTCCGTTGTTTGCAAACTCTCCGTGTGCAATTGAACGCCACAAATCCATAAAATCAGCGGCATCATCTTTTGTAATAAATCCAGAAACTTCTTTTGTCTTATTGTTAAAAGACAACGAGCATCTCCAGCATTTATTTTGTTTGCTGTAACTTACGCCTTTTACACCTGAAGTATTATGCCTTGCAAGTCGAGAATTTTGATTGTTTGTTTGCCTTGTTGCGGCTCTTAAATTCTCAATTCTATTGTCAGCAGGATTCCCATTTATATGGTCAATAACTTCAGGCAAATATCCATGGTGCATTAGAAAAATTATTCTATGAGTACCTGTAGATGGAAAGCCATTTTTATAAATAACTCGTCTATAGCCTTTTTTATCAAAAGCACCAGCCTCTTTATTTGCATAAAGAGTATTAAAAAATTTTGCACGACTTACATTTAGAGGTTTTGGCTTCCAGAATAAGATGCCATCAACCTCATAGAATAACTCATGCACTAATTCTTTAGTTAGTTCCATGGAACGCCTGTGCTTTTTACAGGATTCTTCAGCAAAGCAATCTGAGCCGCCAAAGAAGCCTCTGTAGCTGCTTTGTCAACAGACTCCCACACCCATGACAAAACTTCAGCTTCTGTGAGGTTTGCATAAGGTACGACTGGAGTGCCTTCAGCCCAGCTTACTGTTGCGTAGGCAGAGGCAGAGTGTTCTCCGTCTACTGCTGTGCAAGTCCAATGAACCACTGAGACAAACCCTGTAGCTACGTCACGTTCCATTGTGTTAATCGACCAGTAAAATGTAGTCATGATGTTTTCCTTTTAAATTAAGCGATGCCTGCGTCTGCAAGGCGTTTACGGAGTGATTGAATTTCCTTGACCAGCATTGGAACAAGTTTTGAGTAGTCCACAGCCATCATTTGCTCTGCGTCTTCAGGTTGATATACAGCCTCTGGAGCAACAGTAGACAACTCTTGAGCAACAAACCCATAACGCTGATGTGAGTTATTTGATTTCCAATCAAACTTACGAACTTTTAAAGAATCAATCAAACTAGAAGCAGAATCAGCATCTTGAATGTTTTGTTTTAAGCGTTGGTCAGATGTGGTGTTGTACAAGGTTGCCGTGCCATTTGTTGAAGTGATACTACCAATTCCTGTCCCAGCAGCCTGAAACGCATGAAAATAGTATGTACCACTAGAACTAGGCGCATTAATAACAACACCGAATTGAGATGTTGTAGGAACAACAGCAACTTTACCCAAAGCACTCGTAGTCCCCACCAGCAAGGCCCCGCTTGAGTCTATACGCATCCGTTCTGTGTCGCTACCAACATTAAATGTCATGTAGTCGTTGTTATACACAGCAACATTGATGGATGACTTTACGACATTTGAACTTGTAAATCCAAGTTTTACCGCATTTGTACCAACAGTAGTATCGTCATTGTTTAGTTTAAGAACAGTTTGAGTTCCAGCGGCACTCAAGGATAATGATGTAGTACCACCAACAACAGTTAATTTTCCTGCGTTACTTGTAGTCCCCACCAGCAAGTTACCGCTTGAGTCTATACGGGCACGCTCTGTGTTACCAGAACCATTCTCAAAAAGAATGTTGTTGCCACTGTCGCCATAAATACGAGCACGATTAGTACCAGCGTTCTGCCATACGATTTGATAATCCTGATCCATGCGGATGCGACCACCAGAGACTGTTAGTCTGTCTCCTGCCGATGTAGTTCCGATTGCCAAATTCCCCGAGGCATCCAATGTCATTGCCTGAGTAAAGGTAATGGCGTTTCCTGCTGTGCCTGATGGGGCGTTGTACCATTGATGAGCGCCAGAAATCTGCAAGTACATTGTGGCAGCAGCAGTTGTCGAATAAATATAATTCGATGCAGAATTTAGGTAAGAGTTTGTGCCTATCTCAATTCTGTTTGATCCATTTGACGAGATTCGAGAGCCAGAGCCATTTAGTTCAATTGCTTTGAAACTAGAATTCCAAGCACTAGGAGTAACTCCCAAGCCTAGATTGCCTGAGGAGTCGAGGTGCAACCGCTGTTGTAGTGTGGTGCTTCCTGATGGAACTGTATAAAACCTAATACCTGTTGGTGCGCTAGTGCTTGTCCAAGCGTCTTCAGCAAGGCCTTGAATATAAGCACCAGTAGTGTAGGTTGTTCCTGTCGAGTAAAAACGCCATTCAATTGAAGGTGCGCCTTGCCCACTAAATGACGGGATAACAGGCCGCTGTAAATATAAAGGACTTACACCAACAATTGCCGCACTACCAGAAACAGTAAGTTTTTCTGTAGGACTACTTGTACCAATACCCAGACCTGTGCTGGTTAGGCGCATACCTTCTGAGCCGCTTGAGTAAAACTTCAACTCAGTTTTGTTTACCCCAATTGCAACAACACTTGATGAATCGTCAGCGGCTTTAATTGTTCCATCACTTCCTGAGCCAGTATTGTAAAACTGTAAAATTTTTCCAGCCAAATAAGTTTGAGAAGTACCAGAACCTACATTTGCGGCAGTTGTTACCCCAAGCGTAGTCCCATCAAAAGTAAGCGCAGAACCGCTTGTAACAACCTTAGAGCCGTTTAAATAAGTAACACCATTGGCAGTACCTCCAGAGAGGGTTAAATTGCCTGATAGAGTGGCAGCGGCAGCGGCAACAGTTCCTGTCAATGTTGGTGAAGCAGATAAAACATTGTTGCCAGTACCTGTACTTGTACCAACACCAGTACCGCCTTTAGTGACTTTAAGCAAAGGACCCGCATCAAATAATGCGTCAATCGTATCTAAGTCAGTATTGATCTTGCCACCCCATGTGTCGGTAGAAGCACCAACTTCTGGTTTGGTAAGTCCTAAGTTCGTTGTGGTTGTATCAGCCATTTTTCACCTCTATGCGGCTATTTGCCAAGTTTCGCTATTATCTGCTACTGCAGTCCAAGATTTACTTGAATCATCAATTGCAGTCCATGTTTCAGATCCATCTGTGATCGGAGTCCAAGTCTCGTCTGTATCGCTAGTTGCAGTCCAAGTCTCAGATATATCATTCTCAGGTAACCATTTTAAGTTACCAGAAACACTCATGCTTGAAATGCAAGAAATACTTAAAGAAGCACTCTGTCTTCTCTGTCCATTAACAACCAGACTGCTAGAAGCAACTATCGGGAATTGGGCATTGGCTACTACCTGAGAGCCAACAACAAGCACTGAAGCGTCAGCAACAGTCATTGCCGCAAATGCAACCCTAACCCCGTTGACAACCAATGTACTGGCATCGTTTGCCGCTAATGCTCCAATGGCAACACGCCTAGCCGCAACAGACATACTGCTGGCGCTAGAAATACTTGCCGCACCAATTCCAACTCTAATTGCAGAAGCAGACATGGAGCTAGAGCTAGATATAGCTTCAGCCCCAATAGCCACCCGTCTTGCAGATACACTTACAGAACTAGAAGAGCTAATTGCAAAACTAGCAGTCTTTACAGTATTCGCAGTTATTGCTACTGTTGATGTATCAGAAACAGAAAACGCACCTATACAGATGCGTCTTGCCGCCAGTGTCATGGTACTGGTATCACTGATGGATGCGGCTCCAAGGCTTACGCCATAGGAGTAATTCCCTCCACCATAATAGCCAGAACCATAGGCAGCCATGTTATGTCAAAGTGATAGTCAGGCTAGTTGCGGGAATGCGGAACACATCGCCATCGTTAATTACTCGTGATGTGGTCAAAGGAGCCCATGCAAGCAGATTTCCACCAGTACTGGCATCAAAGATACCTGCCCAACCAATTGTTCCCCAATTACCACCAGAAGCGGCAGCAAACTCAATAGCGGCAGCGTTACTGAAAGTAGTCGCAGTACCAGTACCTGAGATAGTTCCTGTCGCTACCCTAGCGTAAGCATTACCAGTAACTTCAGTACCACCACCTGTATCACTAGGTGCGGCAGTAAACAAACCAACAAACCAAGCTGTTGGGCGAGTTGCTGAACTACCTGTAAACAACCAGGTAAGTACTAGATTTTCGGTGTAATCGCTAAAAGATGACATTTTTTATCCCAAAGAACGGGCACGAACAAGAGGAGTTGAGGAAACAGATGCCCTTTGATCTGCAATCTCAATGTCGCTTAATGTGTTTGCGTATAGTTGACTCCATGTACCCAGACGCTCATCGTCTTTTAAGTATGGAGTTGCTTCTATCAAAGCACCATACAAGTACAAGTCTGGGGCGTATGCCAATAGCCAGTTGCTTGTGTTTGAATCACTTAGCGCAGCAATCTTAGCATAATATGTCAGTTCACCAGTATATGTTCCATCTGGTGTTGGGATTACCTCTATCTGAGTACCAGTTATTGTGTAATATGCTGGTTTTCCAGAGGCAACATAGTTATTTGCCTTTAAATTATCACCATAAGCTTCAGTTACAAACTCAAGTCTGACAATGGGATTCGTATTTAGTTGGAATTCTTTGGCCTGTAACCAATCTGCAGGATAAGCAAAATATTGCGTATCAATGCTTGCAGTAGCCCTTTTAATCATTTGGCGGGTACGCAACTTACGATTAAATTTAGCCTCTGCAAGAGTAATAAAACTAGGAACAATAGAAGTCAGATCATCCCTGTTTA